GCTTGATCCTGCCCTTGTATGGTTTGAGTATTAATACCTTGTAGCTGTTGCGATATTTTTTCGCCAGGAGTTGCAAAAGAGGAAAGTCCTGCGTCCCTCGCGGTAGTCCTTACGTTTTCCGTTATTCCAGGAAGAGAGCCAGCTATACCGCTTGCTAAAGTAGCAAAAGGGCCGCCACCCGCCATTACTCTTTGTTGTGCAAGCCTTGAGGCTTCCTCTACCTTTTTTCTTCTTGAAATAGGCGTATCAATGATATCTTCAAAAGCTAAACTTATGTCTTGGAATCGTGTCATCTTGACCTACCTCCTAACCGATATTTGTTTAAGATTGAGTTAGGGTTTAACGTAAATCCACCTGGGCCAATACCTATAATAGGATCGTCACTTGAATTTCCTGCCCCCGCTTGAGCTGCTGCAACACCTCCAGCCGAGTTTTGCTCCGATATCATCAGATTAAAAAGGCTATTTAGCGCTTCTCTTCTCAGGTCTGTGGCCAATTGCTCCGCGTTCATGTCGAAATCTAGCGCTGCCGCACCTAACTCCGCACCATAACCGCCTAACTGTCTGCCGGAGACATTAGCTAACGAAGCCGCATCCAGCGCCGGGGAAGTAGTGCTGACAAGAGACTCTTGAGGCAAGTAAGAATTTTTAAGAAAAACATCCGCGAGGTTGCCACCAAGCTCTTTTTCTAAAACTTGCTGACGTAATGCTTGTAGCGTAGCGTCACTTTGCGACTGTGCATCCTGACGGGCCAAGTTCATCGAAGAAATAACATCCGCTGATTTTTGTTCTTCAATTGCTTTCGAGAGAGCAAACTGTTCCGGCGAACCGCCGTACTGTGCTGTCTGAAGCCCTTGTCTTCCTTGCCCTATAAGTTGATTTGTTAGTGCAGTTTGTTCTCTTTCTTCGTTTGGCGCCCTTATTGCTCTTAGTCTGTCATAGGTAGACTGTTCGGTATTTGCTAAGTTTTCTGCGCTAAAAGGCCCAGCAAGCATATCAATAAGCCCTTGCTGGCCACCCCTCATGTTTTGTTCCATTTCCCCTGTTTCTGGATTCAACGTCCCAAAATTATTACGGCCCAGGATTGCATCAATTAGTTGTGACCCACCTGTACGCAACGATTTTTCTAGCGCCTCTTGCTCTGGCGATAAATTAAACGTCGTGCTGCCGTCATTCCCAATATTAACGCTGCCGGGCAAAGCCGTGACTGATAAGGGTTTGAAACTTGTGTCAGCCTTTACCGTGTCATAAAGACCTTGAGGGAGGCCATTAGCACCAGTTCTAGGAAAACCTAAAAAATCCTTAGCGTCTTCACCCAATCCCTGCAAATCATCTATAGATTTCTCTGCGACCGCTAATTGTCCGGTGGTGCCTAGAATGTTCCTAAGATTTTTATATTTATCATCATCGAAGAAAGCATCAACCCCAGTCAAAAGATCATCATACCAAGCCATCAGTAAGTCCCTCCATCAATGGTTGTGGCACCGCTAAATGTTCCGCTCACTGATAAATTAGCGACTGATAACGTGCCTGTTGCCGTACCTCCAATCGAATCTAATTTCGAATTAACGGCTGTTTCAATATTCGTCATTTCAACACCAATAGATGTCGCTTTAACAATCTTGGACGGATTGCCTGTCGGTAGCGAGTCGAAAGAACTCCACGCAAAACTAGGGGTAAAAGAGCTGATTAGTTTATCCTCCCGATAGTCGAATGGATGTTGAACTCCTGAAACGCTATCTCTTTGCCATTAACAATCGTAGAAATTCCAACTGTTACTACTGAGCCGGAACCGCCTGTGTTTACTTTCTGTGTATTTATTAAACTCGCACCGCTAGAGTATTCTGCGGCTGTGTTAAATTCTGATATGTTGTATAAGGCTCCGACAAAATCAGGCAACGTATAGACCTGAGTACGATAGTCTCCCTTATAATCGTATGCCCAATTAAGCGTAACATTCGCGTTTTCACCGGAAAACGTCGTCACATTTACCTTTTTCAGAAACTTGAGCCGGGAAGAGTCGCCAAAACTCAAAGGATGGCTAAAATATTGTAAGGCAAAACTAGAGGCGTCATCCGTATAGCTGTCGTATTTAGCAATCCCTGTCGATACACCTAAATACAATTCGTCGGCGTCTGTTACCGCGAAGGAAAGTGGCTTCATTTGCGTCCATGTCGTTGTTCGATAAGACCCATTTTCTAGCGGGTATCGTGTATCAAAACAATAAACAACACCGACGTTCGGGAAATTTATGAGGAAAAAAGAGTTATTGGCATCATAGATTGATTTGATGTTACCTGTTTCAGCCTGCACTCGACTTTTTATCTCTGAATTTACATTTCTTGAAATATCGCCTATCGGGGCCGATTTTTCTTGCACTGTCCGGGAGAGAGATCGAACGCCAGAGAAATCGAGGAACAGTATGTCCTTACCTGTACTTTGTATCGCATCACGGCCAACACAACCAATATTAAGTATTGTGTCGCTTAACACCATGTTTGATGGATCGGTAGCCCCGGAATATACCAACATAGAGCGCTTTCCAAGGATTATTAAAAAGTTGTTATGGCTTTGAACAGCGACAATTTCATCAAATCCATTTGGCCATACGGTTGTTAAGTCTAAACTCCCGCTAGACCCTCCTGTCCAGGCTAGTCCGTTTAAGCTGTCCGTCCAGTATAGAGTTTGTTTATTGCCTACCACATCAGCAACCCACAAACGCCCAAACGCCGCTAAACAAGCATGAGCTTGCTTTGGTGTTCCTGTAACGCTCCCGTGTGCCGCTATTGTGGTTAATGCAGCGCCGCTAGGATCGTAAACCAGAGGCGCGTGTCCTCTTTGGAAAAAATAAAATTTGTTAGCTAAAGACGCCATCGCCCAGTTATTAGCCGTAATTGTTAAGCTGCCTGTAATATCGGTAAGCGTTGATGTGCCAGAAAATATTTTGTTATTCCCGGCGCTAAAAACAACCTTCGTACCATCTGTTTGCACAAACTCGCCAATTGATTCAATTCCCTCTGAGGAACCTAATACAGCGGCACCATTGCCGGAAACCATTGAATACCCTTTTCTCGCGGCAATTCTTCCTTCCTTGTCAATAATGCAGTTATCAGCTATTGCGGCAAAGCTAGGCTCTTGCAACAAAGGGGCATCCTGGGTATTAATCCCTGCAAACCCTGGGGCGCTAATCGTAATATTTTGTAAAGGTTGTGCCATTTTTTAAACCGCCACAAAAGTTAATTCATTTTGATATTTATTAGCATCAATCTGTATTGCATCACTTAACGCAATTGAGGCCACTCCAAACTGTTCAGCAGCAGATTGACCGCCTGTTTCTCCTCGTTCACGCAAAGCCATCGCGTAGCCTAGTTGCAAAACTGGATTACTGGGTATTTTTAACACAGTCGCGTCAGCTTCCAAATCTGCCTGCGGTATTACCATGTCAAACCTGAGCGAATAAATTTTATCTGGCGTAGGATAAACTTGTATCTGTAGCTGCCCCGTCGCGTCTGTTCCGTTCCATGTGAAACAATCCGGCGCTGTTTTTGGGGCCGTTCCAATATAAGTATTATCGTTAAAATAATGTCTCGGCTTTGCGTACATATATACGTTTTGTGTATCGTTTAATGCTTCTTTTAATATTGCATTCTGATCGGCCCCAGTTAAAACATAATTTGTTTGATCTACAACAGTCGGAATAATTATTGTCTGCCGCAAAGCAGTCCATTCGTGTGACATTTCTACGGTTTTTTTTGCATCATTTACGAGATCCCCTATCATTTTAGAGTAATCAGTTTCGGCAAAAGTAGACGCCGTATTTTCTCTAAGCCTTCGCAAGATGCCATTAATAATATCTAAATATGTCATACAAAATTTCTCCAGCTAGATCGCCTTCTCATTGCTTGAAGCAAAGGGGTATCAACTTCAATAGATTTTATATCTCTACTAAATATCGAATCAGTAATGGGTGTTTCATTAATCCCTCCACTTCCTAATCCTCTACCGTTTCCATTCCCTTCTCCATCTCCATCTCCGTTTCCATTCCCTTCTCCATCTCCATCTCCGTTTCCATCTCCGTTTCCATTGCCTGTGCCTGTTCCACCAGGAGCAACAACTTCACCAGTAGGAACTTCACCAGTAGGAACTTCACCAGG